TGCCCTTGCGGTCGAGCATCCCATACCAGTTGTTGCGCCCGTCGTCGCGAGCGTTGACGAGTGCGCCGAAGAACGGGTTATTGCCCTGGCTCAGGTCAATGCCCTGAACGTCAAGGCCCATCTCCGTTAGCTCGGAAATGCTCTTTTGCGTGATGTGCGCGAGGTAGACAGCACTATCGAGGTCGCGCGCATCCGGCGCTACGCGGAACTCCTCAAGCGGCACATGGTAATCGGGGAAGGTTGCAGCGGTTTCCTCAAGGGTAACCGCGTGGATCATCGGCGCGCCGTCAACCGGGTGCGGCTGATCGGTCTCGGTTGCCTCGATCGCGTGATCCGGCAGCATCGCCGGGTGATACAGGCCCTCTACGCGCTTGCGCTTGCGCTCGACGCAGGACTTGGCGATCCCGATCTTCTCGGAAAGCCCAGCCTTCGCCCAGTCGTGGATGAAGCGATAACCCGACTTCCTGCGGTAGAGATAGTGCAGCGCTTCCGTGGCGTCGTCGGCCACTTCCTCATCGGCTTCGTCGGTCGGCTCGAACTCAACCACTCGGCCCGACGCGACAAACGCATCGATGACCGAGGTCAGCATGTAATCGACCGTCTCGGAAACATCGCGGGCGACAACCTGCGACCTGCCCTCTTCCTCGTCACCGTAAGCCGCGCCGTTGTAGGAGTTGAGCGCCGCTTCGACCTCTTCGAGCAGCGTCCCGTCATAAGAGCGGGATTCCTCTGCCTGGAGGAACGCGAGGAATTGAGGATCGGTGTCTGTCACTAAACGACCCCCTTGTTGGAATATTTGATCGGCTTCATCTGAGGCCGGTTCGTGTGGCCCACGGCGAAATACCTGAGCGCGTCGGCGTAATGTGAGGTCCAGTCATGCAGCGGGTTCACTCGGAACTCCTGCCGCTTCTCGTCATATTCGCGGCGATACATTCGCAGCGCCTCGACGCCGACCTTCGTTTTCTCTTTGTCGAACCAGCACGTCGGAAGCAGCATCCTCACCGCCTGGATCCCGTCAGCAATCGGAATGTTGGGACAGACGGTCGCCTTGATGCCCAGCCCCGCTAAAACCTCTTTGCGGGATTTGCCGGTGCCCAGCTCCCTGACTTCGACATCATGCGGGAGATAGTGGCTGCCCCACACATAGTCGCGCTCAGATAGGCGCTTAGCATACCAGTCGAGACCGACGCCCTCGCCCTTGATGACGTCGATAATGCGCGTCTCGCGCCCCGTAACCTGAATGAACCAAATGACGGTCGAATCCGCGACACCCAAGTCCCACGCGGTGTGGACCGGTAGCCTCGGGTCGTAAGGAACAGGAGCGATACGATCTTCCGCATCGTTCATCTCCTTGCCGTAGTAAGCGCCCTTGACCGCAGCCTCGAACGAACACTCGTATTCCTGGGCATATTCGTCTGCCGTCATCATTCGGCGGGCGTCGTTCAGCTCGGCTGCGTCGAGTAGGCCGGTCTCGGACGCCTTCAGCATCAGCCGCGTCCAGTCAGGATCGCCCTCGGCCTCCATCCATAAGCGGTGGAACGTGTTTTTGCCCTTGGGCGTGCCGATGAAGCAGGCCCACCCCTTGCGGTCGCTCAGTGCCGGACGGATGACCTGCGACCAGATCGTCGGGTCCATGTCGCCGAACTCGTCGAGCACAACGCCGTCGAGGTAGATGCCCCTCAGGCGATCCGGGTTGTCAGCACCGTAAATCCTGATCCGAGCCCCGCCCGGCAGCTCGACCCAAAGCTCGCTTTCGTTGATCTTCGGCTGAAGGAACGCCGTGTATTCCTTCAGGTAGACCCACGCGATGTCCTTCGCCTGATTGAGCTGCGGAGCGACGTAAGCGAAGCGCGGATTGGGCAGCCGGCATTTGGTTGCGCCAATCACCAGCTCGTTGATGTCGGCGACTGTCTTTCCCGCGCGCCGATGGGCTACGCCAATAAACCAACGGGTCTTTCGTGAGTGTAGCGGCTTAAACTGCTCTCGAACCTCGTAAGGCGAGATCAGCTCAACCGTCGCCATTCAATCCCTTGAACACGACAAGCCCGAGAGCCTGTCCGTTCTCGCCGCCTATCGTGAGCGGCAGCACCTTGCCGACTAGCGACAGAAATGCGGTCGGATTAGCCGACGCCTGCGCCTTCAAATAGGCAACCGACCCCTCGGGATGCGCCTCATCCAGCGCCGTCAGGATCATTTCCTTCAGCGCCTTGGTGACTTTGTTCTGCGACCCCTTGCGGCGACCCTTGCCGGCGTTGCCCCTAGATTCGCCTAGTTTAGGCTCATCGCTCATTATCGCCTCTCCGTTTTCCGCTCTCTTTCGAGTGGGCGGTGTCTGCTAGGCTACCAGGTGCCTTGGTTCTTCGGTTTGTCCGCCCACGGCGGGCTGCTCGAATAATTGGCGGCGCTCCATTGCCCGTCCGGCTTGACCGGCTGAGTCCATGCCTGGAATATCTGTCCGGCGACAATCGCGGGAACGTCGAATGTGTTCGCATCGAACACTGAGCGGTCGAACGTCATGCCTTCGGGTAAATCAGGACTTGGTAGGCTTCGAGCGTGATCGTATCGCCAGCATTGGTGCAAGCGCCCTTGATGAGGAGGCTGGCAGATGCTGTCGTGTCGATAGTTGCGGTCGACTGACCCGCCGCGACACCGGCGACATTGTTGGCAGTCGAGTAACGGGCGAGCTGCGAGGCCGCGCTGTTGCGGTTGGAGATGTAGAGAACGTATTCCTCGCTCGTGACCGTCGTTCCGAATGTCTTGCTAAGCACTGACGTGCCGCCAAACGTGGCCGATGTCGTCATGGTATTGAGAGCGCCGGTTCGACTGATGCGGAAAGTCACGGCCAGAACGCCGTTTGCCCCCATTGCGGCGGCGGGGATCGTGATCGTGGCAAGCGTGGCGGTCGCCGTGTCGCCCGTGTGCGAGGCCGCGACTGCCGATTGAGCCACCACATAGCCAGCGTCGGTAATACCGTAACCAGCCACAGTGGTCGGCTTGCTCGTGATCGAGGCGAACGCCGGAGTTGCCGTCTGCGCCGAGATCGCGGTAATGCGTCCCTTGCCGTCAACGGTTGCGGTCAGGCTTTGCGTAGCCGAGCCGAACGATCCGACATTGGAATTGACGGTGGCAAGCGTGCCAGTGATGGTCGTCGCGCCCGAACCAGAAACATCGCCGGACAGCGTGATCGTCTGATTGCCCGTCAGGTATGTGCCGGTCGCCTGATACAGAAGATCGGCGCTCGCCTTGTCGAGCACCTGCCCCACGCCCGAGCCGATGTCGGCCAAAGCGGCGGTTCCAAGCCCGGTAACCGTGTGATCTTCGTTCCAGGCATTGGATGAGATTTTGCCGTCGCCGCTATCGGGCTGGGTTGCGGCAGTGGTATGAGTGACCGTTACTGCCATGCTAGTCCCTGCGCCCCATTTCGATCTTCAGGAATATGCAGCTTGTCACTTCAGCGACCGCGACCAGGATGATTGCGCCGATCAATTGGCCGATTGCGTTCTCGGCTAGGCGCTTAATCATCGTCGATCAGGTTGGCGTCGTGAGCGCGGAGCTTGGCCGCCTCGAGAATGCCCATGATCTCGTAACCGGTCGCGTTGTCACCCCAGAGGCTCAGCGCGATCCCGTCAGGCTGAACCGATACCAGCACAATGTGGCTCGGGTCTCCTAGCTCGCCGGCCTCTAGCTGGTCAGCGAACTTGCGAGCGCAGGCGGCGATGTTCTGGAAGTTGTATATCTCTAGCGGAATGACATCGGCGCTGTCGTGGGCGAGCCTTAAAGTCATCGCCGCCCCTTCGCCTTCGGTGGCCCGAACAGCCGGTCGAGCATCTGCCGAGCCAATTCGCTGTCAGCCTCGCACACCTTCTGACCGTCAACCTTGGTCGAGAAATATCCCTCACTTGCAAAGCGAAGGATTACCGCTGCCATTTCCTTCTGCCGACCGTGAGTGTCACTGTGATCCGAGACAGCTCCCCAGGCGAATACCCCCGCAAGCGTCCTGATCGCATCGGCTACATCGTGGAGAGCGTCTGCGACTAGGGACGCTGTTTCGGTCACTGGCTCGGCCTTCCGAACGA